GGTGAGAATACTTACTATCCACTTGAACAAGATTCAATTGATATCCTAAATGAATTAGGATGTGAGTACAAAGGTAAACTCAAAATGTTGATGACAAGGATGGTTGGATTAGACCCATCTAAAAGTGGTATAAAGAATGCTGTTGAATATGATGGGAAAGCATATAAATTTGAACCAATTTTCGTTTTTCATAAACCTTAAATACTTATTCAAAGATGGAAGAGACTTATTTAATAAATTTCTCAAGTTACCAAAATAACCCCTACTTCTTATGGGGAACTGCTACTTCAGACAGGGTAACTTTCTACACAACAAATTCAAATAATTTTAATAATAAAAACAAAAACAACGATGAGTAAATTTACGCCACTCGGAGACAAGGTTTTAGTAAGACCAGAAACAAAAGAAGAAAAATCCAAAGGAGGATTAATTCTTACAGATTCAGTTCAAAGAGGACAAAAAGTTTATGGTGAAGTAGTTGCAGTTGGAACTGGTATATTTTCACAAAATGGAAATAGAATTCCAATTACAGTACAAGTTGGTGATAAAGTTCTTTATACCAAATCTGAAGCCACAAACAAAGTAAAAGTAGATGATGAAGAACTTTTACTTTTCAATGAACATGAACTTTTAGGTTTTATTCGATGAATTATTCCCTTACATACGATGATATTCAGTTAGTACCACAATACTCTAACATCCCATCTCGTACAAAAATCAAACTACATACTCTCGTATCTCGTAGATACGGTCTTTTAAACCCAATCGTAGCCTCTCCAATGGATACGATTTGTGGTTTAGAAATGGCATATAAAATGTTTAAACTTGGTGGAGTTGGTTGTATCCATAGGTTTAACACAATAGAAGAACAATCAAAAATAGTTAAAGAGTTAAATCACAGAATTTATTCAGAAGATTGGGGTAACCAATTTGAACAATGGGGAGTAATGTTAGATAACTGGCATTCGGAACTCCCTCATGTTCCTATTATGGCTGCAATCGGAGTAAGTGAAAGTGATAAACAAAGAGCAGAATCATTGGTAGAATCGGGCTGTAATATTCTACTGATTGATGTTGCTCATGGACATCATGAAAATGTTGAAAAAATGATTCAATGGTGTCGTGAAAATCTTGATGATAAAGTGGATATTATTGCTGGTAACATCGCTACGAAAGAAGCAGCTCAAGAATTGGAATCTTGGGGAGCTGATGGGTTGAGAGTTGGAATTGGTGGTGGTTCTCTTTGTACAACAAGAGTTAAAACAGGATTCGGTGTACCGAATGTAAGTTGTTTGGAAGATATTGTATCAGTTGCGAAAACACCAGTTATGGCTGATGGAGGTATTCGTTCAAGTGGTGATATTTCAAAGGCTCTTGCAATTGGAGCGAGTTCTGTTATGTTGGGTTCATTAATCGCTGGTACTGATGAAGCACCAGGTCAGATTGTTGAAACACCCAAAGGTCTTTATAAGAGATATAGAGGTTCGGCCTCGTTAGAAACGAAAGTAGCAAACGGTCAACAAACCAGAAATGTGGAGGGAGAATCCACAACCATTCCCTACAAGGGCGGAGTTAAGTTCATAGTGAATGGATTACTTGATGGAGTGAAATCTGCATTATCTTATGGTGGTGCAAGTAATTTAGAAGATTTCAAACCTCCATATGTTGTTGTTACTAATTCGGGTATTAACGAAGCAAAACCACATCTTTTATAATCACAAAAAATAATCACTTCGGTGATTAGGTTATGTTTAATTTAAATAAATAGAAAATTAATTATTATGAGAAAACTATTATTAGTTGGATTGATGGCAATGATGTCATTAACAAATGCTTTTGCACAGATTAGTGGGAAAGTAGTTGATGCTGAAACTAATGATGTTCTACCAGGTGCTACCGTCCTTATTAAAGGAACACAAACAGGTGTTGTAGCAGGATTTGATGGAACATTCACAATTGATGCATCACAAGGAGACACTTTGGTTGTTTCTTTTATTGGATATTCAGCTTCAGAAGTATCTGCTCAGAATGGATTATTGGTATCACTTCAACCTGATATCAATGTTCTTGGTGAAGTAGTTGTAACTTCTGGTGTGATTGATATTGCAAAGGTAAGAGAAACGCCTGTTGCTGTATCTACGATTTCACCTGCTGAAATTTCATTAAAAGTTGGTAACCAAGAGTTCCCTGAAATTATGAACAGAACACCAGGTGTTTACGCTACCAAACAAGGTGGTGGATACGGTGATTCGAGAATCTCTCTAAGAGGATTCGACCAAAGAAACACTTCTTTCCTAATTAACGGTCAGCCAGTTAATGATATGGAAAACGGATGGGTGTATTGGTCTAACTGGCAAGGTCTTACGGATGTTGCAAGTGGAATCCAAATCCAAAGAGGATTAGGAGCATCGAGATTAGCTGTACCATCAGTAGGTGGAACGGTTTCAATCTTTACAAAAGCCGCTGAGGCAAAAGAAGGAGGTTCGGTAGCACAAACTGTTGGTAACGATGGTTATACAAAAACTACTGCATCTTACTCTACTGGTCTCAACAAGAATGGATGGGCTACATCTGTATTGTTATCTAAGTGGGCAGGAGATGGTTATATCTATAATACAAGTGGTGAGGGATGGACTTACTTCTTTGCATTAGGATATTCACCAGAAGATTCAGACCACTCTGTTAACCTTTCTATCTTAGGTGCTGGTCAATGGCACCACCAAAGAGATGTTTGGGTATCTATTAGAGATTACCAAAACTTTGGTACAGAAGGTATTGATAGAAGATGGAACTCAAATGGTGGTATTTTAAATGGAGAAGAGTATTCTCTAAGAAGAAACTTCTACAACAAACCACTTGCAACTCTTAACTGGGATTGGGATATTTCTGAAAACCTTAAACTTGCAACATCATTATATGGTTCAGCAGGTAGAGGTGGTGGAACAGGTCCAAGAGGAAATAACTATCGTAACTCTACGTTAGATATTCTTCCATTCCAAAAAGACCTTACAGAACACTACTTAGAAAATGGTAGAGGAGCTAGAACTCCTGAAGGCTTTATTGATTTCGATGCACTTGTTGCTCAGAATCAACAACAACCTACTCCATATACTGGTCCTATTTCTGGATTTGAAGGACAACTTATCGGTTCTAATGGATTTAGAGAAGATGGTGTATCGAGAGAAATTCTTGTTAGAAGAGCATCTATGAACTCACATGACTGGATTGGTGGTATTTCTAACTTAGAATATGAAAGTGGAAATTGGAAAACTTCTATCGGTGTTGATTTAAGAAGTTATACAGGTTACCATTACAGAGTTCTTAATGACCTACTTGGTTTAGATGGTTACTACTCAACTGGTAACAAAAACTCAGCAGGACAAATCATTGAAACTACTGTTGAGGCTTCCCCTTTCAAGAATACAGGTATTAGAGGACCAAAAATTGATTACTACAATGTTGGTAAAGTTGGATGGCAAGGTGTAAATGGTTTAGTTGAATACAACAACTCTACTTTATCTGCTGTACTTCAAGGTGGTTTATCTAATCAGGCATTCCAAAGAATTGATTACTTTGACCAACCAGGTAATCCAGAATCAGATGTACAAAATCAAGGTGGTGGATATGTAAAAGGTGGTGCAAACTACAACATTAATGATAAGCAAAACGTATTCTTTAATGCTGGTTTCATCTCAAGACAACCTCAGTTTGATGCAGTATTCCCTAACTTCGCAAATGAAATCAATCCTGATTTACAAAATGAGGAAATTACATCTGTTGAATTAGGATATGGATTTATTGGTAACAACTTTAAAGCTAATGTAAACCTTTACTCTACAACTTGGGGTAACAGATTTGTTACAAGAAGTTTATCAAACCAACAAGGTGTCGATGGATTTGCTCAGTTTAGAGATATTGATGTAGTACATAATGGTTTAGAAATTGAAGCTTCTTATAACCCATCTTCTAATCTAAAACTAAGAGGTATGGTTTCAATCGGTGATTGGAGATATACTAAAGATTTTGAGGCAGAATTATTTGATGAAAACCAACAATCAATCGGTACAGGTACACTTTACCTTAAAGATGCTAAAGTTGGTGATGCAGCACAATTCGTTTCTTATTTAGAGGCAGATTATAGAATTGGTAAATTGAATTTAGATTTAGGATATAGATTCGTAGATAATCTTTATGCAGATTACTCAATTACTGATTCAGATTTTACACAACCTGATAACAAAGGTGCATTGAAACTTCCATCTTATGGATTAGTTGATGCTGGTGTAACTCAAAGATTTAATCTATTTGGACATGAAGCTTCATTTAGAGTAAATGTAAATAACTTATTTGATACTGTTTATATTGCAGAATCAAATTCAAATATCCATGCTTCTGCTGGTTCAGAAACTTGGAATGGTATTGATGTTAGAAACTCAGTATGGTTCGGATTTGGACGTACTTGGAACGCTTCTCTTAAATACAGATTCTAAAAATATAAAATTTAGGGGGAGGAAACTCCCCCTTTTTTTATTATAAACTCAACAAATGTTATGAACGAAAAACTCTACAAATATGGTGTAATTTACTTCGGTACTGCACTAATGATGTTATCTCCTTTTGTTATCGATTCTTGGGTAGGCAAGGTAGGAATGATGTTAGGACTAATCCTTATAACGGTCCAAACACAAAAAACAAAACAATACAACCTCTCTCTACTAAATGCAGTAGGATTTACAGGTTATTTATATGCACTTATAACAAGTTTACTATGAAAAAGTTACTTTTATTATTTTTAACATTCCCACTATTATCATTTGGTAACGATTGGGGAAAGACAGGACACCGAATCGTTGGTGAAATTGCAGAAAGACAATTAACTGATGAGGTTAAAGAAATCGTATATGATATTTTAGATGGAGAATCTTTATCTTCAGTATCAACATGGCCAGATGAAATGAGAAGTAATCCTAATTTTAAAGAATGGGATAAATGGCATTATGTTAATTTACCTCTTGATAAAGAATATCCAGAAATTACACACGATGGTGATAATATAGTAAAAATAATAGAAAGAGCAACTTCTATTCTTAAATCACCTTCTGCAGATAAAGAAATGAAAAAGTTCTATCTCAAATATTTGGTACACTTAGTAGGTGATTTACACCAACCCATGCATACAGGTAGATACGAAG